CCCTGTGTAAGTTTTCTGCATTTGCACTAATATGCTAATATTTTCCTGATAATACCTTATTAACTTGTGTGATATTAGATAGACCTGATATTAGTTACATCGCATATTTCAAGTGATACCAGCATAAAAATTAACACACATCTGTCTCTTTTTGTTTTGTAGAAATCTAAAATAGGTTTATAAAGATTTAGAACCATACAAAAAATACCTAGAACCAAGCATAATCAATCAGAAACTATACAGCACAAGTCATAAATAAAGGTTTATGGCTCGTTGTTATAGGTTTTGCAATTTAGTGTTTTATACACATTTTTGTATAGTTGCTTCTAATTCTAGGTATTTGCATTATGGAAAACAAGGAGATAGATTATTATGGGTATTAGAGGACCAAAACCAGGAACTCCAAGAGTTGGAGGGAGGGAAAAAGGTACACCAAACAAGAAAACTGTTGAGTTGCAAGAAAGAGTTAAGAAGTTTATGCAACAACAAGGCATAAAAAACTTCGATCCTCTCGTAGCACTTGCTGGTATTGCAGTGGATAAGGCAACACCATTGAAATTAAAAGTTGAATCATTAAAAGAATTAGCACAATACTTGCATCCGAAGAGAAGAGCAGTAGAAGTTAGTGGTGAACAAACAATAAATGTACAAGAAAAGGAGAAGAAACTAAAAGAAATAGACGATCTATTAGATGAAATAGAGGAAAAGAAAATAACGCAAAATCCTGAATCATTGAATTAGTAAACTGTGTTTGCAAATTTTCAGTATCCAGAACTTGCTAAATAGGTATTATAGAAAAAATTTTTATTTTTTTATTTGCCGAAAGAAAATGGAGGGATATGCTAATATGCTAATATTTCGTTGGATTGCGTTCCTTATTGCATTTGTTTCTGTGTATATTTTAATAACACCCAATACACAGTGGCAATGGTTAGGATGGTCAATAGGATCTGTATCTTGTTTAATGTGGATTAGATTTGCATTTATGGATAAAGATTGGGCAAGGTTTTGTATGGAGTTAATGTATTTTGTACTTGCAATATGGGGTGTTATAAATTGGTATGGATATTAAAGAATTATTAAAAGATTTACCAGAATCAGAAATAGACAAAAGACTTTTTAGATTGAAGTGGTTAAACTTGGCTAGACCAAAACAGCTGACACCAAAAGGCGACTGGTCTATATGGCTTATATTAGCTGGGAGGGGATGGGGCAAAACATTAACAGGTGCACAAGACATGGCTTGGTTTGCATTAAAAAATCCAGATAGTCGTTTGGCTATCGTTGCACCAACCTTTGCCGATGGTCGAGACACTTGTATTGAAGGAGAATCAGGTTTGTATTCAGTTCTTGATGAAAAGTTAATTGCAAACTATAATAGATCTTTGGGTGAATTAGTCTTGGTCAATGGTTCTAGATTTAAAACATTCAGTTCAGATACACCAGAACGATTAAGAGGTCCACAGCACCATAGAGTATGGTGTGACGAACTTGGTTCTTGGAAATATAGCGAAACATGGGATCAGATGATGTTTGGTTTAAGGTTGGGAGAAAGTCCTAAAGTAATTGTAACAACAACACCAAAACCAATACCATTAGTTAAAGATTTAATAAAAAGAAAAGATACAATCATAACTCGTGGTTCAACATTTGAGAATGAAAAGAATTTAGCTGATTCAAGTTTAAAACAATTAAAAGAAAGATATGAAGGCACAAGACTAGGTCGTCAAGAATTATATGCAGAAGTTTTAGAAGATGTATCTGGTAGTTTATGGAGCAGAGACTTAATTGAGAAGTCTATGATGAAGTACAATGAAAAATTACCAGACATGAAAAGAATAGTTATAGCAGTTGACCCAGCAGTAACTGCAAATAAAAATTCTGACGAAACTGGTATTGTCGTTTGTGGTATAGATTTTCAGGGCAAGTATTATATACTAAATGACATATCGGGTAAATACTCTCCTGATGCTTGGGCAAAGAAAGTTGTAGAAGCATATGAAAGTTATAAAGCAGATAAAGTTATTGCTGAAGTAAACAATGGTGGTGATTTAGTTGAAAGAGTTGTAAAGACACAACATGAAAGTGTAAGTTATAAATCTGTAAGAGCAACTCGTGGTAAGTTTGTTCGTGCTGAACCTATTGCTGCATTATATGAGCAAAAAAGAGTTAAACATTTAGAAAGATTTAGTTTATTAGAAGACCAACTATGTAGTTACAATCCAGAAATAACAAAACAATCACCTGACAGATTGGATGCATTAGTTTGGGGATTAACAGAGTTAAGTGCTAGGTCAGGTATAGCAAGTTGGAAGATATCATGATAAATTTAAAAACACCAAAACAAAAATTAGCAGAGTGGGCACTACAAAATAGGATGCGTAGGAATTTTGAGGTAAAACTTGCTAATTCTATGAAAAAAGAAATAAATCGTACTGCTTCTGAAGTTTCTGCTGCATATATGATATCTGGTCGTCAAAGTATAGGCATTTATTCAAGACAACACTTTGCAAGAGTAAAAAATCTAATATTTACACATTGGAAAGCAGTAACAGATACTTTTAGGTCAAGAATACTATCACAAATAAGATTATTACAAGAAACAGAAAGAAAAGAATATGAAGATGAATTTGATAAACAATTTGAAAGTTTTCTGTTTACTTATGGCTCGGAAAAGGTTACTAATATAAGTTCCACTACTATGGCAAATATTCGTAGTGCTATTGATAGTGCGCAGACTGATGGACTTGATGTCATATCAACTGCAAGAAGAATCACAGAACTAACTGCAATTAGTTCTATAACCAGAGCAGTATTAATCGCTAGAACAGAAACTCATCAAGCTGCAAATTATGCAAACTTTACAAGTCTTGATGTAGTGAACATTCCTGAAACAACAAAGGAGTGGGTGGCTGTTAATGATGCTCGAACAAGAGATGACCATAGTGCTGCCAATGGTCAAGTAGTTTCTAAAAATGGAGACTTTGTTGTTGGTGGTGCGGTGTTGAGATATCCTGGAGATCCTTTACGACCACCTCAACAAGTTATTAATTGTAGGTCCACATTTGTTGTTAATGTACCTGAACCAGACTTTGGAGGGTTTGAAAATGAATAAAATATATGATTGGGTTTGGAATCCATTAAAGAGCCTTTATAACTTTTGGAGCAAAACTTTATCTAAAAAAGGAAAGTTAGCTGTCGCAGTAGTAGCAGTAATAATATTAATTATAATTTTTTATTAGTAAATGAACGAGGTCAACTCAATGGAAGAAAAGTATCACAAAAAACCTAAAGACAAAGATAAAAAGAAGCCAAAAATGAAAGAAGAAGTCGGCAAAGACACTTACGACAATCCAGGAGAAGCAGCAGCCAGAGCAAAAGAAATAGGTTGCACAGGTATTCATACTGTAGATGGAAAATTTATGCCATGTAAAACTCATGGTGATTATGTTGAAGCAGTTTCAAAAGAAACAGACAAGTATGGTAAGAAACCTAAAGACAAAAAAGAAGATGACTATGAATGTGATTGTGGTGCTGAAAATGAAAAATGTTTATGTGAACATTCTGACTATGATGAATTAGATGAAAAAGATTGGGTTGACCAAAGCATAGCAGACAAAGGACAAAGACAAGTTTACGAATGTGAAATTAAAACTCAAGACAATGCAGAAGGAGAGTTTGAAGGATATGCTTCAACTTTTGGTAATGTAGATAAAGGTAATGATGTTGTCGTCAATGGAGCATTCAGAAAAAGTTTAAGAAGAAGACCTTACAATAAAGTTAAATTATTATATCAACATCGTACTGATGAACCAATAGGAGTTTTCAAAGGTATGAGAGAAGATGAAAATGGTTTATATGTAAAAGGTCAATTAGCAATGGGTACTCAAAAAGGTCGAGAAGTTTACGAACTTATGAAGATGGGTGCACTTGATGCTATGTCAATCGGTTTTAAGGCAGATCCTAAATCTCAATCTTACGACGAAAGAAGAAGAAAAAGATTTTTAAGGGATGTTGACCTTATGGAAGTTTCCCTCGTAACCTTTCCGATGAACGACAAAGCTGTTGTTCATCAGGTAAAGGGTGCGGATCGAACAATTCGTGAATGGGAAGTTCTTTTGCGGGATGTAGGAGATTTATCACGAATGGAATCAAAGATTGCTGCGAAAGCAGTAGTCGATGCTCTTGAGCAACGAGAGGTTGCTGAAGACTTTGGTGATGTGTTAGAATCAATAGAAAAAGTAAAGAAAGTCTTAACAACAAACAATTGACAATAGGAGGTCAAAATGGCTGACAATGATAAAATCAAATCAGCGATCGAAAGTCTAGGAACTACTTTTGAAGAGTTCAAAAAGACTAACGACGACCGATTGGCTCAAATTGAAAGTAAAGGCTCTGCAGACCCATTAACTGAAGAGAAATTATCTAAAATCGAAAAAGATTTAGATAAAATCGAAGAAGTTAATCAGGCTGTAGTTAAAGCTGCAAACTCTCAAAAAGACCATGAGGAAAAACTGGCTCGTATTGAAAAGATGTTGTCTAGACCTTTATCATCAAAGGACGATGTAGCAAAAGCTGATGAGCAGAAGGTTGCATTCGAGTCTTACTTGAGAAAAGGTAAAGATGGCGTTGAACCAAACGAGTTAAAAGTTTTAACAGCATCTAACGACACAGCTGGAGGATATCTTGCTCCACCTGAATATGTTAGAGAACTGACTAAAACTATAATAGAAATCTCACCAATCAGAAGCATTTCAAGAGTGAGAAGTACAACTAACAGATCTATTCAAATTCCAGAAAGAACAGGAACTTTTTCTGCTGTATTCGTAGCAGAGCAAGGAACTCGTTCTGAGACTACTGGTTATGCGACTGGTCTGAGAGAAATACCTACTCACGAAATGTATGCTTTGGTTGATATTTCAGAGCAAGAGTTAGAAGATTCAGTCTTCAATCTTGAGCAAGAAATGTCTGCAGAGTTCGGTGAGCAATTCGCAAAAGCAGAAGGTACTGCATTTGTAAGTGGTAATGGTGTAGGAAAACCAGAAGGGTTTTTAACAAACTCTGAAATCGGCACAGTTAATTCAGGCAATGGTACTGCATTAACAGCTGATGGTTTAATTTCACTTTACCATGAGCCAAAAGCAGAGTACGCACAGAATGGTAGTTTCATCATGTCAAGAAGCACATTGGCTGCTGTTAGAAAATTAAAAACTTCTAGCAACGACTATGTCTTCCAAGCAGGTAATCAACTATCAGGTGGTATGGTGTCAACTATTTTAGGAGCACCATATGTTCAGGCAACTGACATGCCAGCTGTGGGTGCAGGTAATAAGCCAATCGCTTTCGGTGACTTTAGAAGAGGTTACATGATTGTTGACAGAGTAAACCTTGCGATCTTAAGAGATCCATTTACTCAAGCAACTTCAGGTAATGTTAGATATGTTGCTAGAAAGAGAATAGGTGGACAAGTTATCTTACCAGAAGCAATCAAAACTCAAACAGTAAGTGCATAATAGGAGGAAACAATGCAAGATCTTAAAAATAATATCGGAGTTGTTCAGTCTTTAGCACCAGCTGAAAGAAGTTCGGATGCGAATGGAACAGGTGTAGACCTACAAGGGTTTGAATCTGCGACAATCGTAATCGACATGGGTGCAGAAGGAATAACTTTATCAAGCACAAATAAGATTGAAATCGAATTAGAACATTCTGATGATGATTCAACTTATACAGATGTAACATCTTCAGCAGATGTAATTGGAGCAACACCAGACTCAAATGGTGTAATTGCTACTTTTGATGATCCAGCTGAAGCACCAGCAATCGCTAGTGTTGGTTATATCGGTGGTAAAAGATACATTAGAGCAGTGGCTAACTTCTCTGGAACACATGGCACAGCGACGCCAATGTCAGTTTCAGTGATTAAAGGTCATGCTAGAAAAAATCCTGTATCTTAATAAATACTTTTGGATGGGGGAGCAACAAATCCCCCATTCATTAAATTAAGGAGAATAAGATGAAAATAAAAATGTTAGTCGGTGCAACTGGTTCAGCAAATCCTGAAGGCAGTGTTTCAATTAATTACAAAAAAGACGAAATTTATGATATGTCAGCAGATTGGCAACAAAAATTAGCAAATACTTTTATAAGCAATGATTTAGCAATGGAAGTAAAAGTGGAAGAAGTAAAAGAAGAAAAAATTGAAAAAGAAGAAAAAAAGACTAAAAAGAAAAAGAAAAGTATATTATAATGAGTACAGCAGGAATACATAATTTATTATGTGATCAAGGTGCAACATTTAGAAAAACACTAACAATGTTTCAAAGTGATGGAACAACTGTAGTAGATTTAACTGGTTACAGTGCTAGAATGAAAATTAAAGATGAAGTTGGAGGAACATTGATTAAAAGTCTAACAAGTGCAACTAATGGTGGTTTAACTATTGGTGGCTCTGCTGGTAATGTTACTAATGGAGAGATAGATGTTTTAATTTCTGCTACTGATACTGCATCTTTTGCTGCTCCACAAACTGCTGTTTATGATTTAGAAATAGTAAGTAGTGGTGGTATAGTAGATAGAGTTTTACAAGGTAAATTTATTATAAATCCAGAGGTAACAGATTAATGGCTAATCAAAGGAATCAAGTCACAGTAACAGATACAGGAATAGTAAAAATTGTATCAGTTGGTACACAAGGACCAGCAGGAAGTTCTGCTTTCTTGGGTAAACCAATAGACCAAACTTCAACTGCAACAGGTAATGAATTATTGCAGTATAAAGCATCAGCAGGAGAATGGAAAGGCGTCACATCTCCTGATGGTTTAACAATAGACGCAGGAACATATTAGAAGGAGTGAGTCATGGCTAATACTATAAAGATAAAAAGAAACACTGGCTCAACAGCACCAACTACTTCAAATATTGCGCAAGGTGAATTAGCGATATCAGAATCTAATAAGATTCTATTCTATCGTGATGCCAGTGATAATATCTTAAAGATTGGTGGTGAAGGAGCATTCTTAAGATCCGACCAGAATGATACATTCACTGGTAATTTAACAATTACAGGGAATTTAGAAGTACAAGGAGATACAGTACAACAAGATGTAGCAACTTTAACAGTTGAAGATCCATTAATTGAACTAGCAAGAAATAACACTGGTTCAGATGCAGTTGATATTGGTTTCTTCGGAACATATGATACATCTGGTTCAACTGATTTGTATGCAGGTATATTTAGAGATGCAAATGATAGTGGTAAGTTTAAACTATTTAAAGATTCTCAATCAAAACCTACTACAACAGTTGATACAAGTGCAACTGGATATGCAGCTGCAACTTTAGTAGCAAACATTGAAGGTAATTTAGCAGGATCGCCAACTATTACAGCTGGTACTATTGCTACATCACTAGATATGAATGCAAATGAGTTAATACTAGATGCTGATGCTGACACAAGCATAACTGCAGATACTGATGACCAAATCGATGTTAAAGTCGCTGGTGCCGACCAAGTTAAAATCATCGATGGTGGTATCATTCCATCTACAAACAATGACATAGATTTAGGTAGCAATACTAATAAATTTAAAGACATTTACATAGATGGTACTGCACAATTAGATGCTGCTAATGTTAATGGTTCAGCAGTTGTTAATGTAGGTGATGCTCAAACAATAACTGGTGCTAAAACTTTACAAGTACCATTATTCCAAGACAGTACAGACACTAGCAAGAAAGTAACTTTTGGTATGGGTAGTATTACTACTAGCACAACTAGAACATTTACTTTCCCAGATGCTAATACAACTTTTGTTGGTACTGATACTACACAAACATTAACTAACAAAACATTAACATCTCCAACTATCGCACAGATAATTGGTGGTGGTAATAATACTTCTGGACATGCTGTTCCTAATTTAGCAGATGATACTTTCTGTTTATTAACAGCAACTCAGACTTTAACAAATAAAACTATAGACGCAGGTACATACTAATGTATAGATAGGAGACTATGACAGAACAAGAAAAAGAACTTTCAAAACTTAAAGAATCATTAAAAATTAAAACAGCTGAAAGCATGGTCAGCAACAATAAGGTTGGTGAGTATGTAGGTAAACTTCTGGATGCTGAAACTAAAATTTTAATTTTAAGTGATGAAAATAAAAAGTTATTAGAAAAAGTAGATGAGCATGAACAGATAAAAGCAGATCTAAACGATAAAAATAAAACTGTTCATTCTCAAGAAAGTAATGTTGTTGCACTTCGTGATAAGATTACAAACATGAAGAAGCAACATCAAGCTGAATTAGAACATCATGGTAGAACTATTGATGACTATCAAAGAAAAATAAAAGAAAAAGAAAAAATGATAGAAACAATGGGTGAAGAAATAAAAAATTTAAAAAGTGGTAAAAGGAAAAAAAGGAGCAAGAAGTTAGATGTCAAACACAGTAATTCTTAAAAAAAATAGTTCAGCAGGTAATGCACCATCAGCATCAGATTTATCAGCAGGAGAGTTAGCTGTAAATACAGCAGATGGAAAATTATTTACTAAACATACTGATGGGACAGTTAAAACTATTGCTGAAGCACAAATTAGTGAGGATGCGACTGCTTTGGCTATCGCTTTAGGATAATATGGCAAATACATTTAAGTTAAAAACAAAAGATGGTTCTTCAGTAAATGCAGATACATTTATGACTGTTTACACTGTTCCTTCATCAACATCAACAATCGTACTTGGATTAACTATCGCTAATATAACAACACAGTCTATTGAAGTAACTGTTTTTTTAGAAAACAATGATGGTGATAATGTTAATGTTGCAAAACTAGCATCAATCCCAGCAAAAAGTTCACTAGAGTTAATGACAGGTAATAAGTATGTTATGGAGGCAAGCGATATTCTTAAAGTGAAATCAGATATAGCAAATAGTGCAGATGTAGCTTTATCAATTATGGAGATATCGTAATGGCAAGTTATATAGGTCGTAGTCCATCTACGACTAAAGAGTTAGATGATAATGAAGTAACAACTGCTAAAATTAATGCAGATGCAGTAACAAATGCTAAAATTGCAGATAATGCTATAAATTCAGAACATTATACTGATGGCTCAATAGATACAGCACACATCGCAGATTCACAAATTACTTCTGCAAAAATAGCAGATGGAACTATTGCGTTATCTGATTTATCAGCAACTGGAACAAAAGACAATACTACTTTTTTAAGAGGAGATAATACTTTTGCTACTGCAGGTGTTTCAACTTTATCAGCTTTAACAGATACAACAGTTACAACTTCTGATCCAACATCTACATCA